ATAGAACAAGGTCATGATAATGTAATAATAGAGGAGATTAAAGAATGATTAAAATTGGCGATAGAATAAAAGTTATAGACCAAGAAATCTATGGTATTGTAATTCACGACTATGGAACAGAGGTAACGATTGAAGATGAAGATGCTGATTTATTTAATTGTCTTGAAGATAAGTTATTATGCTTTAAAAAATCAGAAGTAAAGGAGATAAAACAATGACAAAATATTATAGTAAAAGTAGAGGTGAGTTAATTTATGTAGCAGAGATGTCAGATGTTCATGTTCGTAGAGCATTTATCAAGATGCTAGATGATGATGCTAGGCATGAAGAACTTGTTGAATCAGAAAGAATGATAAAAACATTAAGACAAGATAATAATGCTTACAAACAAAGGATTAGTGAACTTGCAGAGGAGAATGAATTATATAAAGAAGAAAATACAAGACTTAAAGAACAAGGTAACAGTTATTCTCCAACTGATGCAAGAAAACTCAATGATGCTTTTAAGATTGTGTTTAATAATAATGAAACATTACAAGATATAAATATAAAGTTGAAACAAGAACTACAAAAGTATTCTGATAGTCCTTATGCAGTAAAAACATTTAGATTATTTAGTAAGATACCAAATACAAAAGAAAATGAGTATATGTTAAACCATTTAAAACAATACCTAGATAAAGATGAAGTTAAAAAAATAAGGTGGAGAGGACAATGTATCAATAGAGAAAAATATTCTCTTAAAGAAGTATCCACAGATAGAGGTATTAATAAAAAAGAACATGGAAAATATTTAAAGGTATTTATAGATGTTTGCTGAAGCATTAGTATGTCTTGCCCTAAACATTTACCATGAAGCAAAGAATCAGAGTTTCGTTGGTCAAATGGCAGTAGCACAAGTGGTAATGAATAGGGTACAAGACAGTAGATTTCCTCACACAGTTTGTGAGGTAGTCAAACAAGGTCCTACATACTCTTGGAAAAAAGATTTCCCTGTAAGAAATAGGTGTCAATTTAGTTGGTATTGTGATGGCAAAAGTGATAAGGTTAGAAATGAAAGTGCTTGGCAAACTGCTACCTTAATTGCAAAGGGAGTATTGAGTGGCAACCTAGATGACTTTGTTGAGGGTGCTACACATTACCATGCTACATATGTAAACCCAAGTTGGGCAAGTAGTAAAACTTATGTAACACGAATAGATGACCATAAGTTTTATAGATGGGAGATGAAATGAATTATCAAACACCAAGACCTGAAGGCAAAGTATGGGAGAAAGCCACACTATATAAAATTTATGTCATGGAGCAACGATTACCTATCTGTGGATATAGAAGTGTGTGGGCTATCAAAGGTAGAAAATGGGTTCGTTGCTGCGAGCCTATTTCTTGGAAGAAGTTTCGTATGAAACTAGAAGATTTTAATAATGTGATACGAAAGGAGAAACATAGTGAAGATAAAGAATCTAATTGATGATTACTATAAATCGTTTGATTTCAAAGAGTTAAGAGATGGCACTAAAGAACAATATAAATATTTTTTACAAGTGGTGATGGATACTAATGTTGAAAATAAAAATTTAGGAAGTAGAAACATAGAGAAAATTTCTACTCGTATGGCTAAACTTGCATACAACGAATGGTGTCAAAGAGGTATCTCTATGGCTAATTTTTTGTTATCAACAACACGAATAGTATACAACTATGCTATACATATGGAGATATGTAATACAAATCCTTTTAGTGCTGTTAAAAAGAGAGTAACAAAAAGAAGAAAAGTTGTTTGGAGTAAAGAACAAGTAAAAAAATTCTTGGATACGGCATATTCTAATTTCGGCACTAGAAATGTAGGTTTGATTGCACAAATGGCATACGAATGGTGTCAAAGATTAGGAGATATGCGACTTTTAACTTGGGATAACATAGATTTTAGTACACAAAGAGTTTATATAGAGCAATCTAAAAGAAGAGCAGAGGTATTTTTACCCATAAGTGATGAATTGTTTGAGATGCTAAAACAACAACAAGCAGATTTTGGATTTCAAAAGTATGTAGCACCTTCAACTCTATCTAAACGAGGTAAATATAATCCTTATAGTCTAACTAATTTACCAAAAGCAGCGAGAAGAGTAATGATGGAAGCAAATTTACCAAATACTTTAAGGTTGTCCGATTTAAGACGAACAGGAACTACAGAAATGGTAGAAGCTGGAGTTTCTATTGGTAATATTATGGCAGTTACAGGTCATGCAAATCCTCAAAGTGTAAAACCTTATATGAAAAATACATTTGCGAGTGCTGATTATGCCTTGACAAAAAGAAAAAACTGTGATAATAACATTTAACTGCCGAACAGGAGAAATGAATACTAATGGATATTTATAATATTATAGAAGATGTAAATTTAAACATGGGGGATACAAAGAGAATGAATTGTCCTAGTTGTAATGGATATAAAACATTCTCTATTACAAATAATAATGGTAAGATTGTTTGGAATTGTTTTAAAGCATCTTGTAATCTAAAAGGTGCAAAATCTATACACTTAACAACAGATGATATTCGTAAGTATATGCAGAGCAGAATACAAAAAGAAAAAAAGTTTGTGTTGCCTGAATATGTTGTTCCAATAAAAAAGAATAACTTTTGTTTAAAATATTATGGTATACATTCTTGTGATGTTTTGTATGACGTAAAGGAAAACAGAGTTGTGTTCCCTATTAAACATGATGGAGAAATTGTAGATGCAGTTGGCAAAGCAGAAAAAAGATTACCTAAATGGAAACGATATGGTAATAGTAGTGTGCCTTATGCAAAAGGAAAAGGTAGTGTGGCTGTGGTAGTTGAAGATTGTATTAGTGCATATGTTGTAGCAAATTATGGTTATGTAGGAATAGCACTATTAGGAACGAGCTTATCAGATAAACATAAAGAATTTTTATTACATTACAAAAAAGTAATTGTAGCATTAGACCCAGATGCACTTAAAAAGAATTTACAGATAGCAAGAGAGTTAAGAAATTGGGTAGCAGAAGTAAAAGTTTTGAGGTTGACAGATGACCTTAAATATCGTAGAACAATAGATATAAATAATTTAAAGGAGTTAGTATGGAATTAGCATTATTAAGAAGTTTGATGGACAAAGAGTTCTATGAAGACCATAGAGGAGCAAAATGTCCTGATAGAATATTTACTAAAGATGTTAGAAAAATTAAACAATGCTTAGACAAAGCTATAGAGAGATACAATAGAACTGTAACAACAGATGAGATACAAGCATTGTTTATGTCAGAGAATCCAACTCTAACAACAGCACAAAAGCAGATATATAATGGGTTGTTTAGTAAGATAAAACAAGAATCTACTATGGGCAAAGACATTGCTCAAGAAGTGCTGTCAAAGTTATTCCAACAAATTATTGGTGAAGATGTTGCCAATATAGGATTTGATTACGTAAATGGAACACAATCATCATTAGAACCATTAAGAAGATTACTTGAAAAATACAATGACGATTTTACTCCAGACCTTAACGTAGAATGGGATGACATAGAGTTGGATACTCTTTTAAAGAAAAACAGTTTAGAAACAAGATGGGTGTTTAACATTCCTACATTAGCATCTTGCATAGAGGGTGTTAATGCAGGACATTTAATTGAGATTGGTGCTAGACCCAATACAGGTAAGACATCTTTCCATGCGAGTTTAATTGCTAGTCCAAATGGTTTAGCAAGACAAGGTGCTAACTGTATTATTCTTTGCAATGAAGAAGGTAGTCATAGAGTTGGTGCTAGATACCTAACTGCTGCTACAGGCATGACCATGACACAGATTAAAGAAAACCCTAGTAGAGCAAGAGATTTATATACTCCTATAAAAGAAAAAATAAAGATAAAAGATGCCACAGGTCGTGATATGAGTTGGGTAGAGAGTGTATGTAAAACATATAAACCTGATGTTATATTGTTAGATATGGGAGATAAGTTTGCTACCTATCAAGGTCATGCTAGACCTGATGAAGCATTAAAGTCTAATGCGATTCATGCAAGAATGATTGCGAAACAGTATGAGTGTGCTGTATTTTATATGTCACAGTTAAGTGCTGATGCAGAGGGTAAGGTGTTATTAAATCAAAGCATGATGGAAGGCAGTAGAACAGGCAAAGCTGCTGAAGCAGATTTAATGTTATTAATTGCTAAAAATCCACCACGACAAGAAGATGACCCTAATGTGCAAGATTTACAAAGACATATAAATGTTGTTAAAAATAAGTTGTCAGGTTGGCATGGTATGGTAACGTGTGAACTTGATTACAGAACAGGCAGATACACAGCATAATGAAAGATTTATTTGGATATGAAAAACCTAAAGTTGTTTATGAAGATACTTTAGTTTGTATAAAATGCAACACAAGGCAACCGATAGACCAATTTAATGCTATGAAGTATGCAAACTCACAAACAGATAAAAAGACAGAAATAAAAAGAACTTGTAGGACTTGTATAAGAAATCAATCTAGTTTAGTAAAAGATTTAAAAAGAAAACATCCCTATCCTAATAAAGATTATAAGTGTCCTATTTGTGAACGAGGTATAGATGAGATAGGTAAATATGGGCAACCTAGATTACAAAATTGGGTGTTAGACCATTGCCACGAAACTTTAACTTTTAGAGGTTGGGTATGCCATCATTGTAATGTAGGATTAGGTGGGTTTAAAGATAGTTTGACAAGATTAAAAAAAGCTGTTATATATTTAACGAAACACGAAAACAAAAAGAGGTAACATGAGTTTAAGACATTATAATTTTGGATTATATCCTATGGATAAATTACTTATAACAACTTCTCCTTTACATGGAGAGGGTGTGTTTGCTCAAAGAGATGCTAAAAAAGGAACAATTATAGAACTATGTCCTTATATAGTGATTGATGATGATGATTTAAAAAAGAATAGCAGACTATTTGATTATGTTTTTACAAGTCCACAAGATGAAAATGACTATCTTTGTGTGCTTGGATATGGTATGTTATATAACCACTCTTATAAACCCAATGTAGAGTGGAAAATACTTGAAGACGATAATCGTTTTATAGCTTTTCAAGCAATAAAAAATATAAAAGTTGGTGACGAGATAGTTCACGATTATGGTAAAGAATATTGGGAAACTAGAAAGGAGAAAGTAAATGGGTAGTAGTTTAATATATACACCAAGAAAAGATAAGGAGTTCATAGCTCCCTTTGGTCCTACTATGGGATATATGAAAATGAAAGAAGAAACTGTTATAACTTTAAACAGTATGATGAATGATAAACTAGAGGATTATTCAGATAATCTAGTTGGTAAACTTAGTGAAGAATTAAAGTTTAATGAAGAGATACTTAAGTTTGCAGAAGCAGAGTTTGGACAGTTTGTAGGTTCATATAATGCTTTTTCAGAAGTAAGAAATAGTTTAGGTAGTAGACAATTAGATGTAGAGAATAATAATTATGCTTTACAAATTGTATCAGGTTGGTTTGTAAGACAATTTGAAAACGAATATAATCCATTACATATTCATACAAGTTGTAATCTATCTTGTGTTGGATATTTAAAACTACCTGAAGGTATAGAAGAAGAATGGGAAGAAGATTATAAAGACCACCATCCTTCGCATGGACACATACAGTTTGCAAGTGGTACTTCAGCAGGGTATTCTTGTACAAACTTTTTAGTAAAACCTAGAGTAGGAGATTTCTATATATTTCCTGCACAATTATTTCATTGTGTCTATCCATTTAAAACAAAGGGAGAACGTAGGTCGTTTAGTATGAATATGAACTTCCTAGAGATTCCAAAAAAGAAAAGTAAATGATTAAAGATGAAAAAGATATGAAAGAATTAACAAAGTTATATCTTGGTTTATTAAAAAATCTTACTGTAAAAGATATAAAAAATTTATTTAAAGAGATTAATAAATTTAAAAAGAAAGGAGATAAATAATGTTAGATAAATTAAAACGATTATTTTTTTGGTTTAATACAGATGAATCACAAGACCCACAAATGGATAATATATTACGAACTGTTGTAATAATTTTATTTGGGTGGTTTATGGTGGCATTTTTAATGGATTTATTATTATAAACATGGATAAGAAAGGAGATAAATAATGTTAGGTAGAGTGCTTCATTTTTTAAACAGAGTTGAAATAGATTTAGTGCTAAAGATTATCGTTATCTTTATTGTTGCACTAGGTATATTATCAACTGCCATACATTTTATAGGAGTATAGAATATGAAACTTACAATAGATGTTGAGAACACAGTAACTAAACGAGATGATAGAAAACATCTTGACCCATTTGAACCTACTAATAGATTAGTTTTAGTGGGTGCAAAGAAAGAAGATAACACATATTATATCTTTGATGAAAAGAATAATTTTTGTGGGTTACAAGAGTTATTAGACCAAGCAACTATTTTAATTGGTCATAATATTGCATATGATTTAGTTTGGTTATGGGAGTGTGGATTTAAGTATGATGGTCCTGTGTTTGATACTATGTTAGCAGAGTATGTGCTTCAACGAGGTATTAAAGAACCATTATCTCTTGAGGCTTGTGCTGAAAGAAATAAATTAGATACAAAGAAACAAGATACTCTTAAAGAATATTTTAAGAAGGGATTAAACGTAGATGAAATACCTAGAGTAGAATTGATAGAGTATTTACAAGCAGACTTACGAGCAACACAAGAGTTAAGTCAAAAGCAAATATTAAAATTAAATACAGAGGAGTATTCTAGTTTAATGAGAACTGTAGAACTTACAAATAGAGTTGCTTTTATCTTAGCAAAAATTTATCAAACAGGTTTCTCTGTAGACTTATCAAAACTAGAAGAAGTTAAAAAAGAATTTGTTAATGAAAAGAAAACCATAGAGAACAAACTTAAAGTAATGGTTAAAGAGTTAATGGGAGATATGCCTATTAATTTAAACAGCCCAGAACAATTATCTTGGATAATTTATAGTCGTAAACCAAAAGATAAAACTATGTGGACACATTGTTTTGATAGATACATGGCAAAAGATTTATTTAATAGAACAATTAAAGATAATTCTGATATTGTGTATAAAACTAAAGCAGTGCATTGTGGATTTTGTAAAGGATATGGGAAAGAATACAAAGTTAGAAAAGATGGTGTGCCTTATGCAAAACAACCTACTTGTAAAAAATGTGATGGTTTAGGATATTTACAAATTTCTACAAATGAAATAGCAGGACTTAAACTAAGTCCACCTAGTTCAAAGTGGGTAAGTGCAAATGGATTTAGTGTAAATAAAGTATACTTAGAAATTTTAAAGGAAAATGTAAAACATAATAAATCAGCAAAACATATACATGATTTTCTATCTAATATAGAAAGATTATCTGCACTAGATACATACTTATCTTCTTTTGTAGAAGGCATATCTTCGTATGTAAAGAATGATAATAAACTTCATGTAAGATTATTACAGCATAGAACTGCAACAGGTAGATTTAGTGGTGCTGACCCTAATATGCAGAATATGCCTAGAGGTGGTACATTTCCTGTAAAGAAAGTATTTGTATCACGATTTAAAGGTGGCAAGATACTTGAAACTGACTTTGCTCAGTTAGAGTTTCGCACTGCTGCCTATTTATCACAAGATAAGGTGGCAATGAATGAGATTAAAAATAATTTTGATGTACATAGTTATACTGCAAATATCATTACGAGTGCAGGGCAAAAGACTTCTAGGCAAGATGCAAAAGCACATACCTTTGCTCCGTTATATGGAGCAACAGGATTTGGTAGGTCAAAAGCCGAAGCAAAATATTATACCCACTTTACAGAAAAATATAAAGGAATCGGAGTTTGGCATACCCGATTGGCTAAAGAAGCTATCACAGAAAAAAGAATAACCACAGAGTCAGGTAGACAATTTAGCTTTCCAAATGTTAGAAGGTTTCCTAGTGGAAAGGTTTCTAATGCCACACAAATTAAGAATTATCCAGTACAAAGTTTTGCTACAGCAGATATTGTTCCTTTAATTCTTACAAAGATATATGAAAGACTAGAAAATATGAAATCTTGTATTGTAAATACTGTGCATGATTCTATCGTGATAGACATTCACCCTGAAGAAGAAAAACAAATTCTTTATATAATAAAGGATATTAATAATAATATGACAAACATAATTAATACTTTCTATAATATTGATTTTAATATACCTTTGTTATTGGAATCTAAAATAGGTTCTAATTGGCTTGACACAAAAGAAATTATATGATATAACTCGCAAACATACTAATGAAAGGAGAGTAAAATAATGACAGAACTAACAACAATAGATACAGCAAACTATAGCGATATGGCAAGAATGATGGGTCTTGATGTAGGCACAACAAAAAAGAGAACAAATACGCTAAATCGTTTTAGATTGTGGAATCAACCTATTATGGGTCAAGTAGAAGTCAATGGTAAAATGACTAATGCTGAAGTGATAGAAGGTGGAATGTATCGTCTAGAAGTAGTAGGGGAAGATTCTTCAGAGTTTTTTTATTCTAAAGAAGTAACTCTAAGACCTTTTTTACAAAGGTTTATGCTCAGTAGATATGTGTCGCATTCTAATGTTGGAGAAGGTAAACCAAAGGGTGAGTTTCACCGTACTGTAATGGCAGAACATCTTAAAACAGATTTAAAAGACAATAAAGGAAAATGG